TTTACCTAAAGCTGTAACAAGTATTGTAAATGCTTAATTAGTTTAAGTATTGTACTAAAATAAGAAGAAGCACCCAAATCAGGGTGCTTTTTTATTTTATGTATCTTTGTAAAAAGATTTTCAAATGATAAATTCTGTAAGAAATACTGTGCTTGCTATTATCAACAAGAATAACTATGGGTATATTTCTCCTAGTGATTTTAATTTGTTTGCTAAACAAGCGCAATTAGATTTGTTTGACGAATATTTTATAAATTATAATCAGCAAATAAATGAGGAAAATGCAAGGGTTTCGGGAACTGGATATGCTGATATAAGACTTGGTTATGAAGAAGTGATTGACACTTTTTCTGTAACCAAAACTTTAGTACAAAACTCTAATAACATTTATTATCTTCCGAGTCAAACGACTACTGGTGATGATTATTATTTATTAAATAAAGTTCTGTGTTACGATGGCGGTGTTCTCAAGGGTCAAGCTGAAAAAGTTAGTATTAATAAAATAGATTTGTTAAATAAATCTCTTTTAACATCTCCGTCATCTCAATATCCAGCATATACCCAAAAGGGAGATTCCATAACTATTTTTCCTGCTACATTCAATGGAGCTTTAGATATACAAGGGACCTATGTTCGTTATCCATTAGACCCAAAATGGACTTATGTTACTTTACTAAACGGTGAACCACTGTTTGACCAGACGCAAAATGATTATCAAGACTTTGAGCTGCCGATTGATGATTTAAATAATTTAGTAGCAAGAATATTACAATATGCAGGTATATCAATAAGGGAAGCTGATGTATTTCAGTTTGGACAAATAGAAGAGCAACAGCAAAATCAAACTAATACATAATTATGGCATATATAAATCAACGAAAATATTATACTAATGATGGGGTTGCACCCACAGATAGTAATTGGGGTTCTTATCAATACGTAAGTTTAGATAACATAATGACTAATTTTGAATTAATGTATGATGGAAATCATTCGTTAGTTAATAATGAAAATAGATATAAGATATTATTTCACGCAAAGAGAGCAATTCAGGAATTAAACTACGATGCTTTTAAAGAAATCAAAGCATTAGAGTTAACAGTATATGATGACTTGCGTTTTGTTTTACCATCTGATTATGTAAACTGGGTAAAACTTTACTTGTTTCAAGGAAACACCTTAAGAGAGTTAACTGAAAATATTCAAGTACAATCTTCCATTCAATACCTTCAAAACTCTACTGCTGTTTTTGGGTATGATGGAAATAATAATGTATCAACTATAGAGTCAAATTTAGATACTGCAAGAAAAGATGGGTCTCTAAATAGTATTTATTTAAATCAAAATAATGAAGCTGATGAGAACGGTAACTGTATAGATTGTGATGGCGACATATACAATTCTCGTATCGGAGCTAGATATGGTTTAAATACAGAAACAGCCAACATTAATCCTACTTTTACCATTGATAAAAAAGCTGGTGTTATTAATTTTGATTCAACTATGGCCAATAGACAGTGTGTGTTACAATACATATCTGATGGAATGGAAAATGGTGATGACTCACAAATAAGTGTAAATAAATTATTTGAAGATTACATTTATGCTTATGTACAATATGCTATATTAAATAGTAAATTTGGAGTGCAAGAGTATATTATTAATAGAGCTAGAAAAAACAAACAAGCTTTATTAAGAAATGCTAAAATCAGATTAAGTAACATTCACCCAAGTAGATTGCTTATGAATCTTAGAGGTGAAGATAAGTGGATAAAATAAAATGGCAAACATTCAAAGAAATTTTGTAGCTGGGCGTATGAATAAAAGCCTTGACGAAAGGCTTATACCAAACGGAGAGTATATAGATGCTTTGAATGTTAGACTTGGTTCTACTGAAGAATCAGAAATAGGAGCTGTTGAAAATGCTAAGGGCAATGTACAGGTTACTTCACTTCAATATATAGACGGTACTTCATTAAGCACCTCAGCTAGATGTATAGGAGCTTTTGAGGATGGTGCAAATGAAACCATTTATTGGTTTGTTCACGACCCTGCATTTACAGTAGGAGCAACTGGAAAATTAGATTTAATTGTTTCTTATAATGTAATAACAGGTTCTCTTACTTATCACGTAATTAGTATAAATACTGGTGATAACATTAATACTACTTTAAATTTTAATCCAAATTTTTTAATAACATCTGTAGATAAAATAGATAATCTAATACTTTTTACAGATAATTTAAATGCACCTAGGGTTGTAAATATAGATTTTAATTATTCTGTTCCATTCAATAATGTAGATCAGTTTAGCGATGAAGAAATTTTAGTAATTAAAAAACCGCCTCTTGCTGCACCAACATTAAATTTATTAAACACTACTTTACAAGATTCTTTTTTAGAGGATAATTTTATTTGTTTTGCATACAGATATAAATATTCTAATGGAGAATATTCCGCTGTTTCGCAGTTTAGTGAACCTGCGTTTGACCCAGGAATTTTTTCTTTTTCCTCTAATAGTTTCTTAAACGAAGGAATGGTCAACTCCAAAAACGGAGTACAAGTAACATATAATACAGGGAGCTCTTTAGTGGTTGGAATAGATTTATTATTTAAAGAGGCTAACGATCCGACTATAAAAATTATTGAAAGAATAAAGAAGTCACCATTAGGACCACATAATACTAATGCAACTTATGTTTTTACAAACAGTAAAATATTTACCGTTCTTCCTGAAAGTGAAATTCTAAGATTATACGATAATGTACCTAGAAAAGCTAAAGCTCAAACATTAATGGGCAATAGACTTATATACGGTAACTATACTGAAGGCTATAACTTAATAGATATAAATGGAGCGCCTTTGAATTTAAATTATACAGTTGAATTAGATGCTAAAAATATTGGAGGTGAAGCGCTAACAACATCAAATTTAGTTTCCTATACCTATGAAGCTTTTGGTTTTTCTCAACTTAACGCAAATGCGGGATTTAAATTTGATTTAGGCGGTTTTGAAAGTTCATTAGTTTCAGGAGCTAATATATCTTTTTCTATCACTTATCAACATGCTTTGTATTTAGGTGCTAATTCTCCTGACGCAACACAGGGAAGTACAATAATTAATTTTTCATATACACTAATAGACAATTATACTACGGTAGCTGATTTATTTAATAGCTCTGATTTTCAAGCAAAAATAGGATTAACTGATGCGTCAATACAAACTTTAGCAGACGCTCAAAATGGCTTTGGCTCTACCTTTACGGATGTATTTAATTTTTCTTTACTCGGAACTTTAGATGGAACAACTTATGATTATGCTATAAATCAAACAGGATTAACTGCTTCAACACAAGTCCCTCCTGCAAAAGGAGAACCAATAAGCGCAACTTTAGTCGGAACAGAAATAACTTTAATATTTCCTACTGTACAATATTCACAAACCGCTCCAGTAGCAACCAACCTAATTGTTTCTTATAATTACTTTACAGATGTAAATGTAAGATTAGAACAAACAGCAAACATAGAAAGCCTGCATAGTAATAGAGGGTATGAACTAGGAATAGTTTACATGGATGAATATAACAGAGCTTCTACCGCTTTAGTTAGTAATAACAACACTGTAAATGTACCTTGCTCTAGGTCAATAACTAAAAACGAAATTATAGCCACTATACCTGTGAGTCAAAGAGCTCCTAGTTGGGCAACAAGATATAAGTTTTGTTTAAAACCAGATAGAACAACTTATGAGACTGTATACTCAAGTATATTTTTTGAAGACCCAACTTCTAACAATTCTTATCTTTTATTAGAAGGAGATAATATAGCGAAAGTAGAAACAGGAGATAGATTAATTGTAAAAAGAGATTCTTCTGGCCCTATGACAAGTTGTGTTTATGCAACTGTTTTAGAAAAAGAAACTCAAACAGCAGACTTTATTCCTTACGCTCCATCACCATCTCCTCCTATAGTTCCTGGAGGTGTTTATATGAAAATGGCAACTACCGATTTTGATGCAGTTTTAGACACAGATGATATTGTTGATATCCAGGTTCCCGCTGCTGTAGCAGGACAAAATAATAGATATCCAGGTTTAGCTTACCCATTTTTTGTAAACTCTGGAACTCCGTATGATATTCCTGCAGGCACAAGAATAGTAATGAGTATATCTCAATTAAGAGTTGGTCAAGGTGGGAGTTGTGAAGAAAGGTCTAATACAATAGAAGAAGAATTTATTGCACCTCAACTTTATACAAATATGTATGATTGGTTTACATCCAACAACATAGGATCAGTTATAGAGTCTTCAGGTATTAAAGTGCCAAGTTCAGGTAGTGAAGAGGTTGGAAATATATATATTAACACACTAGCAACAGGAGCTAATGTACCTGAATTTAACAATACAAACCCTTCTACAGCTAAAAATTTGTCTAAAACTGCAATGCAAGCCTCAGGTAGATTTAGCACTGCAGCAACCGACTTTGTAAAAAATAATTACTACAGGTGGTATCAAAGAAGCAATGGAGACATATACTTAATGGTAAGTGGTACAAAATCTTGTGGTGGGGATTCCGACGGAGATTCAAGTGTAAGAGTTAGTTTCACAATATACAGAAGAGATTCTGTTATTGTTTTTGAGACAGAACCACAAGAAGCTTTACCAGACGTTTGGTTTGAAAATGACCAATCTTATTCTATAGATTCATCAGGAAATCACAGTGGTAATGTTACTAATCAGAACATAACTAATGGTGTAGCCGGGGTTGTAAACACAGGTTTTTTTAACTGTTATGCTTTTGGTAATGGAGTTGAAAGTTATAAGATAAGAGACTCTTTAACTGGTAAATCTTTTAATTTAGGTAATAGAGTTTTTACAACTTCGAATATAGACTATAAAGAAGCTCACAGATTTGCTGATTTAACTTATAGTGGGGTATATAATGATGAAACTAATGTCAATAAACTAAATGAATTTAATTTAGGTTTAGCGAATTTTAAACCACTAGAAGAAAGTTATGGAGATGTTGAAATATTATATGGCAGGAGAACTGATATACTTGTTTTACAAGAAGATAAAATATCATACGTTCTCGCTTCTAAAAATATTATATCTGACTCAACTGGAGGAGGTTTGGTTGCTTCAGTTCCAGAAATTTTAGGAAATCAGATAGCCCGTCTTGAAAACTATGGTATTAGTAATAATCCAGAAAGTTTTGTTGCGTGGGGTGAAAACAAATACTTTACTGATGTTAAAAGGGGAGCTGTTCTGCAGCTTATAGGAGGCTCTGTTTCTGATGAAAGACTAATTGTTATATCTGAGTCTGGAATGAGAAGTTGGTTTAGAGATTTATTTACAGATGCATTTACTACTCAAAAATTAGGTGGTTATGACCCTTACATGGATGAGTATGTTTTAACATCTAACACGATTTTAAAACCTGAAATTCCAGTTTGTTTAGCTTGTGGTGTTACACAAGATATAACTATTATAGCCAAAAAAGACTTTGTGTATTGTGTGGATGTTACTGAGCAGATAGGACTTGTAACAGTAAGTTTTGTAATTCCACAAGAAGGAGAGCAAGATATAGAAAGTGAAACTAGCGTATTGATGACAGATGAATCTGGCAATCAATTAATTACTGAGGGTTCAGTTTCTCAAATTGGTTATACAATAAATGCTATTTATAATGGTGTAACATACACATCAGGTTCTGTTACCACTTCAGGTAGTTTTACTTTTGATAAAAATGTGCCAAGTGTTCAAGAGGTTACATTAGTTGTAAGTTCCGATTCTGACCAAAACGATACTATACAAATTAATGTAAGCTGTCCAAGATCAGATGCATTAAATGTATATAATGTTTGTGTTACCGACCCATTAGAGGCTGGACAGTTTATACACAATGAATTTAGTTGGACTGATGGAACTACAAACTCCCCAATAGAATCTAATTTAGTAGAGTTTGGAAGTACCTCATCGTCGTTTGCTATTTCACAATACCAGTTATTTTCGGGACCACAAGGAAGTGGTGTTTTCCCAACTGATGGTTCAACTGTAACAGTGTATTCCAATAAAATAAATTTTGATGATTTTGTATTTGACCCTGCAGTAGATAAATTTAAATACTTAAGAACTAATACTTTTTATCAAAACAACACAACTGACATTTCTACTTTACTATCATTAGGGATAAATGCAACTCCTATTTCTACCGTTGGAGCACCGACAGTATACTCAGTAGACTTTACGATGCCTTCAAGTGGAAGTATATTATATTTAATATGGGATTACAGAACTAGCGGTACTCCGACTCCTGGTCCAAGTCCAAGTCCAAGTCCAAGTCCAAGTCCAAGTCCAAGTCCAAGTCCGACACCTAGTCCTACGCCAACACCTAGTCCAGGTCCAACACCAACTCCGACTCCTGGTCCAAGTCCGACTCCGACTCCGACTCCTGGTCCAAGTCCGACTCCGACTCCTGGTCCAACGCCAACACCTAGTCCAGGTCCGAGCCCAACACCTGGTCCGACTCCGACTCCTGGTCCAACGCCTAGCCCTTCTCCTAGTTGTAGTGAGTGGACACTAGCTTGTCCAAGCGGAAGCAGTGGATGTGGTTATTCATACACTGATTGTGATGGAAACACTCAATCGGGAGTATTACCTGGAGATTATGATATAGACGTTTGTGTATTAGACGGAACAACACCTACTATTAGTAATGGTAGCGCAAATAATACAAATGTAGTTTGTCAACCTACACCATCGCCTAGTCCAACACCAACACCAACACCAACACCAACTGGTCCAAGTCCAACACCAACGCCTGCTGCAAATTGTACGGAGTGGGTATTAGCTTGTCCAAGTGGTTCTGGAGGATGTAACTTTAGTTATACTAATTGTGATGGGGATGTTATAAGCGGATCATTAGCACCAGACTTTGATGTAGACGTATGTGTGTTAGTTGGAACAACCCCTACAGTAACCGGAGGTAGCGCTAATGACACTGGTGTAAGTTGTCCTACACCATCGCCTGGACCTAGTCCATCGCCTAGTCCATCGCCTAGTCCATCGCCTAACCCTGGACCTAGTCCAACACCAACTCCAACGCCGACACCTGTACCATCACCAGCTTGTACAGAGTGGACGTTAACGTGTCCTAGCGGAGGAACAGGGTGTAGCTATTCTTATACAGATTGTGACGGAAACACTCAAACAGGAAATTTACCAGGTGATTATGATATTGATGTTTGTGTTCAAACTGGAACCACTCCAAATGTAAATGGAGGAACAGCCTCTAATACAAACGTCGCTTGTGTTCCACCACCAGCGCCTACACCTACACCGGTAGCGCCTAGTCCTACACCTACACCGGTAGCGCCTAGTCCAACACCAACACCTAGTCCTACTCCGAGTCCAGTTGCGCCTACGCCAACGCCGACACCTGTAGC